TTACATTTTCGTTGCCAGTTCAGCTAAAGCCGCAACACGATTAAGGATTTTCCTAGCTCTAGCCTGATGCGATGGTGCTGCGGAAAATATTTCTCCTTTGGCCGTTACGCGTAGCCATTTGCCATCAAAACAACTTTTACCACCGGCCATCAGGTGCAGGGCTTCGCCCCGGCTGATTGTGATGCCGGTTGTCAGGTGTATCTCGTCGATAGTTTTCACTATAACTGCTGTTTGCTCGTCCGTTCCGTGAGTGAATTTTCGCCGTACTGCTGGCTTTTGCTTCCTGAGTCGGTTGGTCAGCTCTCGTCTTTCACGCCGACTCAGCGGTTTTGTTAAATCCAGTATCGGTGGATCGCTTTCGCTTCCCGTACAGTTATTGACAGAACTCCGAGAGGGCGCAGGAGCGCCTTTAACGTCAACGGCCAAATCAACGGCTCGCTTCGGCACAATTTTCCACTGCGTTAGTCGGGTTAAAATCGGGGTGTCAGAACCGACGGCGGAATCGTACACGCCACGAATGCAGACAGTTTCCTCGCCATACTGGTTAAACTCGGCCCGCGGTTCATACAGTGTGCGCACTTGTAAATCATCGCGCCGGACAAACGGGCCTCCCTGCGCATTAACGTAACCAGCCCAGTCACCGGCGTCAGCGGCATCATGAACGGCGGCAAACTCAACGCTTAAACCGTGCGCGGTCTCGGTATCAGCGAGACGACGTAACTCACGATATACCGTCACCGGCGCGCCACCGATAAACTGAAATTGACGAATGTGCCAGCGTGCCGCCCATGCTGATACGGCAGGAGCTGTATCTTTCAGCAGCCCACCGCTTTCGTCATCGGTTTCACCATCGAGAGCATAGCCATCGATATTTTTTGAAATGTATTTAGCAACATAGCCGGTAGCGCTGCCCTTTTCCGGGTCAATGGCCTCAGCATGAAAGCGCGCTTTTTTGGCTTTATCGCTTCTCAGTTCGTGGTGGTCTTCCTCCCACGCATAATCACGGATGATAATGCGTACGCGCTCGACGTCTTCCGGCAACATGAACATAAGCATGTGCCAGTGCGGCGTTCCGTCGTGATGAGGCTCGGCAACACGTATGCCGAAAATGCGGATTTCTTCCCGATGCAGCTTGGCGCGAATGCGCGCCCAAAGTCCGGTGAGATAACTCTGCGTGTCCGACGGGCTGGCTCCGTTCCATTTGCTGTTACGGTATCCCGCTTTAGTCGTGGCGTGATATTTAGACGGTGCAGTCAGGGTGTAAAACTCCCCGACATAACCGAGCTCATTACAGATATTTTCAAACCCACGGATGCGGGTCATCAGCTCACAGCGGCGTATAGCTGGATTAGCGACTGAGCCGTCGTATTTTTCAATCAGGCTGATGCGGTTGCCGTCTTCGTCTTCGAGATCCAGACCTTTGAGAAACTCACGCGTGCGGCGCTTCTGCTCGCGCCAGTCTGTCACGCAGTTTTTACTCGCGTAGGCGTGCTTTTTCTTGCTGACGTTGCCGACGGCAATGTGCAGATGTTCGCGCCATGCAGCCGCAATGCGTCGCAGACGACCACGCCACCACACATCGTTAAACATGCGGGTGATAGCTGGGGCTATTTCGTCCTCGCCGACATATTTCTTTGTCACCCGCTCCCAATGTGGCGGGGTAACATTGAATTGCAGGGAAATAATCCCAGCTTGCATATACCACGTGTACAGCGTTTTGAGTTCACTTAATCCGGTGTCATCAATGTCGGCCAGCTCTGACCGGATGAAATTAGCGATATCAGAGGCCAGTAAGTCAATATCGGCGCGGGACATGTCCGGGAGTCGGTTAAATCTGGCGACCATATTGACCATGCGTGATGCCAGATATTGCATAAGCTGGGTATCAAGATGACCGCCGAAAACAGCGGTTGATACATTGCTGTTGATGCCAACGCACTCGTATTTTTTTGCGACCAGTTCAAGACGCGGCAATGCCTTTTTACAAAAGCTGATTAAAAAGGCATTAGCTCGTTGACCGCCCTGATTTTGCTCAAGCACCGTAGCGGTTCGATAAACATCAAAACGCACACACTCAGGCTGGAGAGAAAGCACTTTTCTCGCATGCAGCAAAGCCGCGAACATACGGCCGCGGCGATGCTGTTGGTCATAGGTAAGATATGGGCTGGCTATTGCCGACCGTGGAGCATTCCACGGGTAAGCGAATTGAACCGCCAAGTCATACCCCCCGATAATGTTTAGATTTCAATTCGGTGACCTCCTGACAGGTCACGCAAAAGGCCACACCCGGAATCGCAATGCGGCGAGCTTCCGGGATTGGTGCGTCACATTCTTCGCAGAGAAAACGGGAAGGTGCAGCGATACGGCTACGCGCGTTGCTGATGTGGCGTTCGCGGTCTTCCTGCTCGCGCAGTTGTGCTAAATCCATTGCGTCGGCCATTAGTGCAGCTCCTGTGATTCATTCTCAAAGCGAGTGGCTTCACGGCGCAGCAGTTCGGCGGCTTCGGTACCGCTCATCCCCTCTTTGGTGATATGTATCGCCAGTGCCTCAAGACGGATTGAAACAGCGAGCGCGCGGTCTTTACGTTCTTCTTTTTTGGCATCGGTCAGCAATACGGCCAGCGCATCGCTATCTGTATTAAAACAACGGGTTACGGTATTACGCATAATTTATTCTCCTGATTTCGGGTAATAAGAAGCCCGGCGGGTTTACGCCATTAAATTTCTGTTTGGATTAATTCGGCATAGTTAGCCGTTTGGGAAATAAACTCACCACTGCACGAAAATGATTCATCGCTGTAATAAACGCCTTTTTCTCGTCAGTAGTCAGCTCACTTAATTCGAGCTCATGACGAGCCGCCGGGATTTTTGCCAGAAAGAAAATAGCGGCCAGCGCCCGATTATTTTCTTCAAATTGTGGGTCACGTTTATCGCGCATATCATCGACAAAACGTTCAACCTCTTTCCAGCTATCGCCCCAATATCTCGCGCGCAATTCAGCCACATGATTGAGACCGGCCAGACGTTCACCCGCTTTTAGCGGAACAGTCGCAGAAACAGCTTCGATAGCCATGATTCCCCCTGCTTTTGAGTGGAGAGACCAGCCAGTAAATCAGCCTGTGAGCTGCTCGGGTGCCAGCGCTTGCCATCCTTACCTGCGATCCAGCCGTGGCCATAGTGCATGCCGGGACTTTGCTTTTTAAGCAAAGACGCGAATGACGGTTCAGTATTCAACATAAGCACCTCACATCAGACCGAATGAGGCACCGAGACCGCTCATGGTGTCTACAACGCTTGTCATTGCCGGGTTAGCCTGAAGCCGCGCATGCAACGCCAGAGCCGACAATGACAACATGCGAATTCCAGCATTTACGCTTTCAATCATGTTGTGCTTACGTGCAGAGGTCAGGCGCTCATCAGAGACCGCACCGCTTGCCAGCTCGCCGAGTTCACTCATTGCTCGCATGACATAAGACTGCAATTTGTCTTTAGCCAGCTCATTTACCGGCACGCACGGTAGACAATGAATCTGCGCAAGAAAGCCATCAACGAGGGTTGAGTCTTCTGTCAGGTCAGTCAGCAGCCACAATTCAGGCGGCGTGAACTGGTGAGGCTGTTCCGGGTTGAGCTTGTTGCGTAACGTCTGAACATTCATACCCGCACGCTCTGCCAGCTTCGCCATGTTGTGACGCTGCGCAAAAGCCCGGCATGCTTCGTCATAGTGGGGATGTTTGGAGACCTGAAAATCAAACATGTTGCATCCTTATAATTCACATAAAGTGAATTAAGCGCCGATGACGAGTTGAAAACGGGAATGACCCAACGCCTTACGCAACTGCTCTTCTTTCCAGCGTGCGTAATAGATGCGAATCGGGCCACCTGCTTTCTTGCAGCCTTTACGGATGGTGCGGGGTTCGATTGGTACACAAGGGTTGTCGCCGGTTGTCCAGCGGTAGGCGGTGCGTTCAGAAACACCCTCGAGCTCCGCGAATTGTTGCAGAGTAACGATAGGTGCAGGCACTTTGATGATTGCGATTTCAGAAGCCATGTTGCATGATTCCCCTTTTACTAAAGATTGCAATTAATAGCCATCTGTTTGCCAACGTTCGCCATTAATTGCCTAGGTTTAGGCTTAACATAACTCCCAAAATGGAGCTTGTAAATAGGTTAAAGCTACATGAGAATTGAAGGTCTTGGTTTAAACAATGAAGAAGTGCTGGATAGGATTTGCGAGGCTTACGGATTTTCTCAGAAAATTCAATTAGCTAGACACTTCGAAATTGCATCAAGCTCTCTTGCTAATAGGTACAGTCGCGATTCCATTTCTTATGACTTTATTGTGCATTGCGCCCTAGAAACTGGCGCAAATCTCGCTTGGCTACTCACCGGCAAAGGGTCACCTACAACCGGCAACATGAATAACGATACCCAAAATGTGGAGAAATTCACATTAAGTGAAGAGTCTCTGGTTAGTGATGGCGATTTGAGTATTGCTGGCAAGTTCTTTGGCAAGCCGCTTACGAATCCAATTGCCGTCTACGCTGACGGAAAACTCCATTTCATCGAACGAGACGCATCCCTTTCAGATGGAGAATGGCTCGTTGATATTGAAGGTGCAATTAGCATTCGAGAATTAACAAAATTGCCTGGCAGAAAACTACATGTAGCAGGGGGCAAAGTTCCCTTTGAATGTGGATTTGATGACATTAAAGCATTAGGTCGCGTGATGGGTGTATACAGCGAGGTTAACTAATGACCGTGCGTAAAAATCCGGCTGGCGGTTGGATTTGTGAACTCTACCCAAACGGCGCAAAAGGCAAACGAATCAGAAAGAAATTCGCCACTAAGGGCGAAGCTCTGGCGTTTGAGCAATATACCGTTCAAAACCCGTGGCAGGAAGAAAAGGAAGACAGGCGCACGTTAAAAGAGCTGGTTGATTCATGGTATAGCGCTCATGGCATTACACTGAAAGACGGCCTGAAACGCCAGTTAGCCATGCACCATGCCTTTGAGTGTATGGGTGAACCACTCGCACGCGATTTCGATGCGCAGATGTTTTCCCGCTACCGAGAAAAACGGTTAAAAGGTGAGTATGCCCGTTCAAACAGAGTGAAAGAGGTATCGCCTCGCACGCTTAATCTTGAGCTGGCCTACTTCCGGGCGGTATTCAATGAGCTAAATCGCCTCGGAGAATGGAAGGGTGAGAACCCGCTGAAAAATATGCGCCCATTCCGCACAGAAGAAATGGAAATGGCCTGGCTAACTCACGACCAGATTTCGCAACTGCTCGGAGAGTGTAAAAGGCATGACCACCCTGATTTAGAACCCGTGGTAAGAATCTGTCTCGCCACTGGTGCACGGTGGTCTGAGGCTGAGAGTCTGAGAAAAAGCCAGCTCGCGAAATACAAAATCACGTACACCAACACGAAAGGCAGAAAAAACCGCACCGTCCCAATCAGCAAAGAACTCTATGAGTCTCTGCCTGAGAATAAAAAAGGCCGGTTGTTTAGTGATTGTTATGGCGCGTTCCGGTCAGCTCTGGAAAGAACAGGCATCGAACTACCGGCAGGACAGCTTACCCACGTTTTGCGCCACACCTTCGCCAGCCACTTTATGATGAATGGTGGTAATATTTTGGTCTTGCAGCGCGTTCTCGGCCATACGGATATAAAAATGACCATGCGATATGCGCACTTTGCCCCAGACCACTTGGAAGATGCAGTTAAATTAAACCCGTTAGCAAATAATTGATAACTTCAATAAGGATATAGCAATGGCAGCAAAACTTTTTACATGCCAATTATTCGAAAGTAAAGGGCTAAATAAAGCTATATATTTTTCTGGATTAAGTTATGACCTCATCATTCATCCATATGTTTATGGCGAACCTCTGACATCCATTCAACCCATATACTACCTTGATGAACTAGAGGCTATTGCAAGATTAAGAATTGAACCGCCAAAACCAATCTCTGAAAAAGAAATTGAGTATTTAATAGATAACTATTTATTCGAATACTCACTCTTAGATAGCGATTCCAGGATGTGCTCAAAAATAACAAAGCCTGCTTTTTGGCCTTTCGAGTCAAACGACCTCTATCAATATCATGACAATAAAAACACTAGAGCACTAACACTTGATCCACTTAATGATGAAAGTATTGTTAGTTTACAAGATGCTTCAGGAGAGGAATGGAATTTCACTGATTTTTGCTTTGCAAAACCATTAATTTTCAATCATTTGGAAAATTGCGCCATAAATATCAAGAAACTATATAATGAGAAAATAAATGCCATCATTGCTCCTGACTCTCACCGAGATGGATATATGGGAAGATTGAGACTAATTGAAAGTGAAAATGAAGTTTTAGACTATACTCAGGCTCTTGATTTAGAATACAAAATATCATTCCATAGAATAAAGAGCATTGATACATTTGAGATCGAGTCTGAAATTATATCAGGAGATATTATAGACATTCCTGTCCAAAAAATAACCACAAATAAAACTTATTCACCTTTATTGCTTTCATATTATTTCTCTGGACTACGAGAAAGAAATCCGTTACTGAGCTTCACTGGGTATTATAATGTCTTAGAGTATTATTTGGAAGATGCTGCACCATTAATAGGACTAACAACTGCTCGCACAGAAAAAGAAAATTTAAGACATGTCATGAATCTAATAACTAATCATAATGAACTTTATCAATTCATAATGAACTTTTCGCGGCACCTAGTTACTAACATAGGACAAGATATCATTTCATCTTCAGGTGTTAAAATCACTGGCGTTAGCGTTCAAGACGAACCAATATTAGTGACTAACATTAGCGACTGGCTCTATAAAATACGTTGCGCAGTAGTACACTCAAAGAAAAGTAGGAGAGGACAAACCGAAGCTATCTTTGAACCATATTCAGATGAAGCCGATAATATACAAGCAGCCTTGAGTGTAATCAAATGGTTATCTCAAAAATGTATTTTAAAAGATAATGAGTTAACGAACTCTGTACCATAGACTAAACCTATAGAGTGGCGATAAAGTGGCGGTAGAAATGGCGAATAATGGACAATCACTGGCAAATAATGGCAATCTATGTCAATGATAAATAAAGCAAACTATTGATTTTCTGTTGTTCTGTTAGGAACTCATAATCGCTTGGTCGTTGGTTCAAACCCAACAGGGGCCACCAAATTTTAGATTTAAAATCATATAATTAAGCCACTCGAAAGAGTGGCTTTTTTGTTCCTGAATTTTAAAATGGCACCACAAACCGCTGAGCAGCGCGCATGGCTTAGCGTGTTGTCGCTATCCCATTAAGAGGATAAAAAGTCCGTTATAACGCAGGGAAAATTTGCGCTTACGCTAAAACAGATAGCATTCTGCCTTAGCAAAATATTGCTCAGAGCATCTCGGGCAGCCCATAACCGCCGCACTCCTGTTGACTTCTGTCTAACTACGCAACGTAGTCTTGAAATATCTTTCATTCCTGCAATGCTGGAATTCATACTACTCACGATAAATGTAACAACACAGGTCAATTTCCGAAAAATAACCATAGCCTGCGCCAGCTGATCGAAATCAACGCGTTCCTCCCCCCGCTCTTATATATAACCCGCTGACTTACAAAAAGGATGAAATGATGAAAATACGGGATATATCAATCAGTACCTGTCTGGCACTGTTATTAATGGGTTGCGTAGCTAAACCACCCATGACGACGGAAAATGAAAGAGGCCGCCGCGTTTGCTTTTAATGGCGATGCTTCGCAGGTGACAATTTCCGATGCGAGGCAGCAGGATGTGAAAACCAACTTTGTGGTCACCATCGGCAAAACCAGCCATCGCTGCTATGTGACGAAGGCCGCCGAGCCGAAGCTTTACGGGCTGATCCCGCTGGGCGGCGGTAGCACCGTCTCGAATGCCATCTGCGCCGGCGCCAACCCGACGCTAGCGAGCAAAACCTGCGACGCCCTGTCGCAAAAAGCGGGCCGCTGCTGAGCCTTTGCGCAGAAGAAGGCCGCTAACTGCGCATTTAGTCACTTTTTCTGCCGTTTTACCGCGGTCGCTTAGTTCAGCGACCGCACCTGCTGATAAGAATTGAGCCGTTCCCGCAGCGAGGTGAGCCAGACATCCGGCTCCTGACGGCAGATTTCGGTGAGGATCGGCGTCAGCACCAGCTCGGCTTCATGGAAGTCGGTCCACTCCGGCGGCTCCAGTGAAAAAGGATCGTTCATCAGCCAAATCACCATCGGCGTCCAGGCGCGCGGATCCAGTTGCAGATAATCCTGACAGCGCATCATATCTCGGGTCCGCGCCTCATCGGGGACGATATCCTTTCCCACCGCGGCGCTACTCATTGCCAGTACTGTTATTCCTGCCAGCAGATGTTTCCAAACCCATTTTCGCCAGAAGGCGCGTTTTTCTTTCGCCAT